GCACTTTACTTCACAGTCGACCGCGTTGTACCCGTGGTTATTGAAGCAGCTATTCTTGCTTCCAAGAGTCCGATTGTTCTTCGTCAAGTTAAAGCAGTCTGTTGCGGCTGCTGGACAAAGAAGTGAACATCTCCAGGGGAGAGTTCTTCAGACCATATCCGAGGAGATTCTGAATAGACTGTGACCGTTGCATGTTCAGTATAGTATCCACGCGAAAAGACTGTGTTTGTGCACGGTGTTTCCGAATACGTGATACGATCGGTGTCGGTTGTAAACTTGGAGATCACCTTTTGATGGGTATCATATCGACTAAAGCCTAGATAGATGAACTGTGTTTCATAACTCTTTCCACGGCGGTTAACCCATTCGTGTGGAATTGTAGGAAAGATCTTTACCTCCATTACTTTGAATCTGTACGCCGTTCGCGAAAACGATACGTTTTAACTCTTCCTCATCGTGAAGTGCAACATTCAACTTCTCCACTCCACGACGAATTTCACTCTCAATGGCTCCCCACTTTTCAGGGTGATTAAGATACTTGGTGTGACGTGTAGTCTTGTCTGGAAACCGTTCAATCAGTTCAGACTCCTTTGCATCATACATGTTCATGTAGCAGCGTAGTTGAATTTCATCGTAGAGTGGAACTTCAGGCCAAAGTCGTGTTCGATCCTTGGAATCGACAATACGGTTCTCAGATGCAACATATCCATCACATCGACCCACTAACTTGAAGGTTCCAAAGTCTTTCTTGATGGTCTTGGTATTTCGTTCGGTGACCTTCACATCCTTTACAGCCTCGTAGGTGTCTAGGATTTTCTCTTCGTTGTTTATTCCACGCTGTTTGGCAACTTGACCACGCACTTCTCCAACAAGCCGTGCTTTGAGGTCAGAAGGGAATGAGTCTCTACGAAGATCGAAGACCAGGCCAGCTTGAGCTTCGACTTCTTTGAGAACCGCTTGAACATTCGTAGTCTGTTGAGCGGATTTGATACCGGATTGGACAATGTCCATAATCGGCCATTCGTGGAGAACTTCATTGACCAACTTGGAATAAGGACGAAGATTGTGTACCTTTTCCAACTCGGCTACACGCGTCTTTCCAACCAGGTCTTTACAGAGAAGTTCGTACGCAATTTCATGAGCACTTTGATATTTGTGGAGACCGATAAAGCCGGCAACTTTGGAAGCAGAAATTTCAGGGATCATTGTATAGAAGGATTGGATTTACATTTGATCATCCGTTTTGTTACGCAAAACTCTTTTGCATACGTGTAATCGCGTCCAACCATGCAGGAATACCATTCAAGACATTGGAGACTGCAAGGGTTTCACCAGAGACTGGTGTTGTATCCATCGAAGGCCCTTCACAGACCAAAACAATGGCTGCAATCATCAAGGATTGACGTGCCTTTGCTTCACTGGGAGACCAACGAAGACAATACATTCGATACAAGGCTTCAATTGTAGTGCGTGCGACCGGCTGTGCTTGTTTTTGAATTGCATCCCAAAAGATCCATACGACGTGTGTACCGTGATCCACAGAGACGTAGGCATCCGATCGATTGGCAAACGGTAAGATAAGTTTACTCTGCTTCTTGTGTTCACGAGCAAACGCATAGACCCACGCCATCCAATACAGGGCACGTGTTGTATCGCGAACGTCTTGACGTAAACAATAGACAAATTCATTCAGAGGTACTGCGACTGTGAGTGGATCCTCTTTTCGTAAAACCAACTTCCCATAGAGTGTCGAAGGAGCTTTCAACGATTCTTGAATGGTGACTGGATCAAAGTCGTGAGCTGGTTTGATTGTAGGCAATGAAGGCAACTTGTTCTTACGGCACATCGAGACAACGGAAGCAGCTTGACAGATCTTTTGTCGAACTTCCAAGTTGTTGCGAATGGACGTCATTTCACGAAGCGCATATCTAGCTTCAATGGTTGCATAGTTTTCATAGGCATTAGCCAAGTATAAAAAGATGTTTGGATTGGCTCGATTGACGTGAAGTGCAGCTCCTTCAAACAACGCCATCCAAAGCGTATGTACAAGTCCAGAACACAAGAGTTCAAGAGACCAATAACACGCATAATCTGCATGTCCGAGTTGAATGTTTTGAAGGAGAACCTTCACTACATGTGCTCGTGGATGTCCGCAGAATGTAGTCTTTTGAAAATCAACTACAGTGCGAGGGTCGATAATTTCCATTATTGTCTTCGTAGATTGTCCTCGAGACAGTCTACCGCACAGGTTGTTGAACCACTAATGTTGTTGAGACTGGTGCTTTGAAGATCTTTGAATAGAGGACGTAGACTGCATAGAGTAATCCCACTACAATTGCAAGGTTCAAGAGTAAATCAAACCACGACCAAGGATCTACCTTGGTTTCAGTGTCACGTCCACGTCGTTCCATATTGATAGCGTTTTTGACCTTGTCCAATTGATCGGTGAATGTATCGACTGAGTATTTGAACTCATCTTTCATCGATAAGACTTTGTCCTTGATTCCAGTGACAACTTCAACTGTCTTACGTTGGTTGTTATACTGAAGTAATGCAGTCTCTCGGCTCCTTGCATACTGATCTACCAAGGGTTGAATTTCCGCTTTAGCAATTCGATCTTTCTCTTCATTTTTCCAATCGTCTCCTTTGAGCAGAGTATAGTACAACGTGCGTGCAGCTTGATAGGCTTCTGGAGCAGTATCTCGTGCGTTTTCAGCTGCTTGTAACGCTAGGAATGCATCTTTGAGTTTCTGCTGTCTATCAATGTTCGCATAGAGAACCGCAAAATCATTGTTCACTCGATCTTGCTCTTTGGTGAAATCTAAGTGAACGGTTGGATTCTCAGCCTTGAGATTGGCAAGAGTGGTCCCTTCAAAGAACGGAGCTCCTAACGTATTCAAGGTGATCGCATTACTAGGATCGGGTTTATAGACACATTTGAAAGTCCCATTTTCATTGCGACGTTCAAATCCCTTATCTGTCCTGCATGGCATCACGCAAGACAGGTTTCCAGTATTCTCAAACGGAACTGGACATTTTGGAAATTTAGTAATCTTACCTCCCATTACTCATTTCCGTAGAAAGAAACCAAATGAAATTCCTGTACACAGAAGGAGAAACGTGATTGCGTGTGCGTAGTCTCGAGGAAGTGTCAAATACGACACGAATGAAGCAATTAAAAGTGCCAACGAGAGCTGGACAAGGAACAAGGAGTATCCGTGAGTTTCTAGTAAGCTTTTTCGTTCTAATTCAATGGCGGCACCAGGTGCAGTTTTAGGACGCATAGGTTTCAATGTGTCTGTCACTGATTTAAGGGCTTCCACTCCGAGTTGAGCAGAGTTGTAAGCTGCACGACTGCTCTCAAAGTTGTTATAATTTAAGACTTGTGTCTGTCGGATAGTATTGTAAGTCTTCATTTCTCGTTCTGCATCTTCCTCTTGTTTGACCTTGAGTTTCAACTCCTGAACTTCATTGATGACACGATCGGATTCAGCGTTGTAAGTAGCTGGAGGAGTTTCACCTGCAGGAAGAGCCGGTAAACTGGTTAACGTTACATATCGGTTATTTCGTAGAATGTGTACACACTTGTCAGCGCCTGGAGCAATTGTGTTACTCGCCTCACCTACATATTTGAATTCAGCTGGACACTTTACATGGCACGACCAGAGCAGTCCACGCTCAAATCCAGGCGGACAGACTAAATTAGCTGATCCATTGTCACTCATCTCCCTTATCTACGATTGGGGAGAAAACCATTCAGGATTCCATACAGAGGTGCAATCAAACGTGCATCCGTTGACACACTCGGAGATTTCCACCCCAAAATAGGAGCTGCGGCGACACCGCTATTGATATAGGGCGCAACGGTTGCCGCCAGTCGGATATAGCGCGTGTGTTCTGACGCATCCGTTGTGAGTGCCGCATGACGAGGGGTATTGAGTTCTAAATAGGAAGATACAGGCATTTTGTTTACTATTCAACAAGATAATGGATCCAGAGTTTGAAAAGATGCTTGGGAAGTTCAAAACTTCAATGCTCGAATACAAAGTCAGTGGGAGCACGAGCGCACGCGAATCTGCCTTGGTCTTTAAAAAGTGGTTGGATGAATACATTATAACGCTCAACAAGGCGGCTGAAAAGGATACTACCTATATTACTAACTTTGTCAAAGAGTATTCTAAGACAAATCCAGAACTGGTCAAGATGCACGAACAACTTAAAAAGGTCCGTGAACAAGGTCCTAAACTACAGGACACATTAGAGACTGAACAATTAGCGGAAAAAGAAGTCCCTGTTGAGATGACTTCCTACTATGTTAAGTTTGGACTACTGGGAACGGTGCTGGCGATCGCGGCTGTCGCTGCACTCTTTCCATAAAAGATCAAATAGGCAATCAGTAGAATGGCGATGAAGACAAATGCAATCAAATACCAATAGAGCTCACGTTTCGCAGAGACGTCTTCCTGTTGACGAATGCGTCGCAAGGTTTCAAGTGTATCGGTGTCTTTGACGAGGTTAGTATAGTCTTGTTGGATCTTACGTAGGAGAGTTAATAATTTCTGAAGTTCATTTTCAGCGGAATAGTTGTTCTTCATTAAAGTAAGCTGTCGAATCATAACCTCCAACCGATCGTAGAGTGCCTGGTTTGTCGCTCGAATGTCAGGTAGTTTGGTTGCATCTCGGTTCTCAATCGCTTCTTCAATCATAGTTTGATAGTCAGCGAGTTGCTTCTCATGTGCTGCTCGCAATTCGTCCATTATTCTCACGCAACATTTACGTCGGGAACACAATAGCGATAATACAATTGTCGCCCTGCTACATCACTATGGCGAGTGACTTCAATGATATCCGTTGGACGTCCTCCAATCCATTTCACCATGGCGTCTTGAGAATCAATCCATGGTAATTGATCGTGAGGATTTACGATATTATACTGCTTGAACAGTGCTTCCTTTTCGTTGTCCTTGAGAATGCGATGAGGCATTGCCATACGATGCGTTGTAATATCGAACTTGAGTTGATGAATGTGGAAGAACTGAATGGGGTTGTCCTTCGTCAGTTGTTTCACGGCTTTGAGCACGTTCTCCGACGGTGGCATCATTGATACGATAATCAGACCGTTCGAGTAGTCGTGGTTCGATGCAAACTCTACAAAGAGACGTATGTCGCGTTCTAATAATCCTTTCTCCTTTTGACTGAAGATCACCAAGATTCCACCGACTGTATACAGTGTAACTCGCTCAATGTCTTCGGTTGTTACGCGTTCAGTTCGCGTATCAAGACCACGGCGTCCTACCATCGTGCGAATCATTTCAAGTGCCTTGTCTTGCTCCATACTTGTTCTCTGATGTAGACAGAAAGTTATACGTTTTTTCACACGCTTTAAACAATGAAAGCTTGGATCTTACTTGCCGCTGCAATACTTGTGATTTCGTTGGTGTTGATGAAATCACGTGAACGATTTGAACCTGAATTCCTAGATCGAACGCAGATCGGAAAGACGATTGCGGTAGAAGATTCATCGTATGATCAACAGACGAACCATATGAATCCTTCACCTTATCCAATGGGACCGATACAGGGAGTTCAAACACCCTTCCAAGTGAACCAATATAGAGCGTATGTGGCTTAAAGAACAATGACCTATTCGCCTCATTTTAAAGTAACAAGCCTCTTCAAAAAACCTACAACTCGAAAAGCTACCATTCCCAAAGCCTTACGTGAACAAGTGTGGATCAAACACATAGGGCAGAAGTTTGATAGCAAATGTAAAGTAGTCTGGTGTACTAATCGAATCAATGTCTTTGATTTCCAGTGTGGACATAACATTCCGGAAAGCAAAGGAGGGTCTACAAGTGTTGATAATCTAATTCCAATTTGTGCTCGATGCAATACGAGTATGGGAAGCCAGTATACAATTGATGAATGGAATCGACAATTCGCAAGTCGTTCAAAGTGGTGTTGTTGTTTTAACCGGTGAGGATAAATGACTACGGTCTTCGTTACCTTATCCGATGCTTCGTATGCACCCAAAGCACGACGTACGATCCGTGAACTTCAAGTACATGGTAAGTGGAAAGGCGACATTGTATGGATTGCAGTGGACTTTACTCCAGATCCTATGGAAGGAGTTCGTATGTATAAGACAACCCATCTCAATACAGATACATTGGTTGAAAAGTTCAAAGAACATCCACTCAAACCTATGCCAGACAATCGCCACTTTGGAAAGTTGTATCAATGGGATAAACTCCAAGTCTTCAAACCCTATTTTCGACAATGGGACCGAGTTGTGTTTATAGATGCAGGACTTCGTGTGTTTGACGAAGTCCAACCTCTATTATACCTTCCTTGGAAGGGTCGGTTCTTAGCACCAGATGACTCGGATCCATATGATAATGGAAGTCGGTTTGGTCGCCAGTTAGACATGGAAGCTAATCCAGATGTAACTGAAAAATTGTTTCAAGAGTATCATCGATCGATCTGTCAAGAACGTTATTTCAACAATCCTATCTTTGTCTTTGATACATCGCTCCTTGAAAAGGTTACGTTTGAAGATCTTTATCACACGATGAATTATTATCCAATCTTCATGTGCAATGAAACAGGGTTGATGAACCTTATTTTCAGCTATAAGTTACGAGTCTGGACGCCATTCCCTCAGAGAGTTGGAACTAAATATCTCTTTGCATGGTCTGAGAACAATTATCTAGAAGGACCGGATTGGGGCAATTTCCATTTCATCAAGTATTCCTTAACCCACTCTTGAAAGAACCGTTAATCCATTATTATTTGTAAATCGTTCAGTCATTTTCCACTCTGGATGTGTACGTAAAAACTCTACAATCGCAGGCCAAAGTCCTTTACGAATCTCCTCAACTGGAAACCCTGTTTCACGGCTTTGTCGTTCAGCATCTGCATTTCCACGCACGGATTCTCCATACCATTCATCTACCGTCGTATCGTGAATGAGAATGTACTTCTTCACACTCGAATGCCAATGCGCTAACTCTCGCTTGAGTTGTGCATAGACATGCCACGAATCAATAAACAATAAATCAGTTTCAATGGGTTCGCACTCTAAATCACTTGCATACAAAAACGCGGCATTGACGTTTTCTCGATTACAAATGTCTAGGAAGGGTTCCATATTCTCGGACAGAAGAGGATCGATCATCGTCAATGAATTGTTCGGAGTTCCGATCAGCCCACTTGCAAACGCATACGAGCTCGTAACTTCTAACACACCACATTCTACAATCGACGTACAACGCTTCGCATAGTTATAGAGAATGGGTAAATGTTCATTGATATCGCTTGGGGTTGAAGATTTTGCAACCATACGAGCATTCAAGAGAGATCCGCTTCCACCAAGAAGACGATCGAGTTCAGACTTTACATAGGCCTTCTGAAATTCGGATGAGAAGACGGTCTTGGAAAACTTCATTGCATTGTCTGCAATCTTCTTGGCTTCGTTATCATGAGCTACAAGCCATTGAAGTTTTTCATGAAGATCACTCAAGTCATACTGGATCGGAACATAGTGTACCATGGGAATCAAGTACTTTTTGAACCAATACTCATTGTCTGGATGCGTAACCATAACTGGAACGGATCCTGACCCAAACACCCATTGATGTGCAGATGCAATACAGTTTCCATCCAAGATGAAAATATACTTGTATTCGAAATGTTTAGCAAGGTCACATCGTTGAGTTACAAACTGTGATTTAGGAATTAATGCATCGTTCTCAGGCCATCCACCTGGAGTAAACTTGACGTCTGCATACGAAACATCCTGTAATTTGTCTACAACTCGCATACGAACTGTTGGACGATCACATCCACTGGATCCACCACGCCAGAATGCAAGTGGTTTGCGATCTTCCCAAGTGGGAAAATGAAACGGTTGTAGTACAGCCGTAAGTCCGCGGTTGAACGTATCGTCGTCCAAAGGCAAGAGTACTAAGTTAGGACGGTTAAACTGACGAGTGCATAACATGGCTACAATTGGAGTTGTACCATAGCGTGCACTGGACTCTAACTTTTCAAACTCTTTCTCTGCACGTGTAGTTGCATGGTGAGTATCCGATAATTGAGAATAGGCTTCCTCTCCAATCAATCCATCGGATTGAGAGAAGACAACTGAAACCGAAGGTGAACAAGACTGTATCGATTGAACTACGAATTGTTCAATTGCACTTGCAGGGTAGAATGAGCTGTATCCACCAGCCCAATAGAGTGGGACCTTTGAAGGAACTCGAACAATTCCGCTTGTATACGGAGTCCAAACAATTGAATCATCATGATCTGCCTTATACCAGGTAGGAGTCCAACCAAGACTTTCCATGTGAGCCCATACATTGACTTCCCAAGTTAGATGAGGGAGGGTTGTATAGACTTGAGTATGACGTTGATGAAATTCTTCAATCGAGGCTCGATCTCCGATAAACAAACTTCCGCAGAATCTCCAACTTACATGAGAAAGAACAACTTCCTGCTTGTTCCAACATCCTGGAACCAGCATACACGGTGTAGGTAGAACTGTCTTTCCAAGCTGACGGATCTGTGAAAGAGAGGATTCGAGTGTTCGAAACATATGGCAGATTCCAAAATCAACCCACGCAAAGTGTGTTGAAGGGTGCATCTGTGAATCCATCGCTCGCTTCACAAGCTCAACCTTGGAGTTCATGAGAATCAAGAAGTTGCGAGTATCATGAAGAGCATTACGATAGTCTGGAAGTCCAGAGGGAGCATTCGCATACGCATTCAAGTCTTTCAATGAGACATAGTCAATAATACCATTTTTTAGAGAGACTCTTCCTCTATAGTTAGGGCTTAAGAAGAGGTGAAATCGAATTCCAGTCGATTGGAGTTGGTTAAATAAGTCAAAGTAACGGTCAACGGATTTGTCTACTGGACGTGATTCATCTAAGCTAATAAACGCGGATACGAAAGTAATGGTCATAGTTTACACATATCTATCTGGATTGTAGTAAATGGAATCACTTGTAGACAATACCTTGACGGATAAGAACACTGGTCATTCATACCTTCCTGTGTATGAGTCGTTATTTTCACCGTTTAAAGACACTTGCAAGAACCTTCTTGAAGTAGGTGTGTTTGACGGAGGGTCTATCAAATTATGGGAGGATTACTTCCCAAAAGCAAACATCTATGGACTCGATCTCGACCTACGTAGAAACAAATTCACTCCTCGAACACATCGAGTTCATATATTACAGGCAGATGCATACTCACCTTCGGTTGTAGGAAAGTTTGAACCTGAATCCTTTGACGCAGTGATTGACGATGGATGGCATACGTTGGATTCAATGTGCTTATTTGCAGCTCTCTATATCAATTTTGTACGTCCTGGAGGCTATCTCATCATTGAAGATCTTCAACATCCTTCATGGGGTGATGAAATCAAAAAGTTCTTACCTTCCTCTATGGTGAGTCGTGTCGAAGACCGTAGACATATCAAGGGAAGACATGATGATATTATGTTCATAGTGCAGAAGCCTACAAATCCAAACTAGCCATCTTCTTCTCTTCCGGTTTTGGTGGTAGAGTTCCGTGTTTGCGATGGTCCAACACCTCATTCCAGAACTGACGTAGCCCTTCCAAATGCTTAGTCAGCCATTCTGGATCCTTAGGCACAAAGTCTTCCTTAATCGAACCCAGAATCCAATACACCACTTGAGTCGTGTCTTCATAAATTTCTTGATCGTAGAGTACCTTGCCGTCCTCGTAGACTGTGAAGGCTCCTTTCACTTCAGTCGTCTTAGTCCATTCAGAGTAATTCACTTGCTTAAATCTGAACTCTACATACTCACATTCATCAATCCCTGTACACTCCATTTGCATCTGCATTTGGTGTACATACCCTGGAGGGATTTCAGCTTTCATTGCACGACTAATCGGACACTTGAATTCAACCAACCGTCCATACCGTTTCATATCAGCCGCATCATTGGGAACAATCAGACCATCTGGAGAGGCTCCTAGAAATGTATGCACTGGATGTTGGACGCACGATACATCCGTAATTGTGCAGTTGGTTCGTTCTTCGTAGATACGCTTTGCGATCGGTTCAAATCGAGTTCCCCACAACAATGCAGGAATACCAGGTCCATCTCCTGGAGGACGTGGTTCTAACTTACGCATCATGACTTCACGACGAGCAGACTCTGAACCAAAGACGCCATAGACTTCAGAGGCAGTAATCATCTCGCCTCGCTTGGCGTGCCATCCATCCGTGCGCTGATCGTTGGAACCGTACATTCGCAACACTCGTTCATAGCATCTGTCTCTTTGCCACAATCGTCCGACTTCGCCGAGCAT